ACATATTACAAAACACCAGTTATACTTAATTAAACAAATTAATAAATAAATTATGATGAGTTCATTAGACGCCGTATTGGCACAGTACGAAAAAAATCAGAATTCGGGCGGGGCCCAAAGTAAGATGTCGCAAGACGAAAGAATGAAAAAATATTTTGCTCTTATCCTTGGAGACAAGGAAAGTTCAGGACAAAGAAGAATTAGAATTTTACCAACAGCCGATGGTTCTTCACCGTTTAAAGAAGCTTGGTATCACGAAATCCAAGTAGGCGGTCAGTGGCAGAAGTTCTATGATCCGGGAAAAAATGATAATGAAAGATCACCATTAAATGAGGTTCATGAAGAATTGATCTCAACCGGAAAAGAAAGTGATAAAGAATTAGCAAAGCAATATAAATCTCGTAAGTTTTACATCGTGAAAGTTATTGATAGAGATCACGAAGAAGATGGCCCAAAGTTTTGGAGATTTAAGCACAATTATAAGGGTGACGGTATCTTGGATAAGATTATCCCTATTTGGCGAAATAAGGGTGATATTACGGACCCTGAAACAGGTAGAGACCTTGTCATTGAATTAAAGAAATCCAAGACGCCTGCCGGCAAAGAATACACGAGCGTATCAACAATCATGTATGATGATCCATCTCCGGTTCATTCAGAAAAAGAACAAGCTAAAGCTTGGATTAATGATGAATTAACTTGGTTGGATGTTTATTCCAAAAAACCGGTTGAATATCTTGAGGCAATTGCTCGAGGAGAAACACCAAAATGGAATAGTGAAAAAGGTGGATATGATTATGGTGATAGTTCCGTAGGTGAAACATCTATGGGTGGTTCTAAAAAAGCTTCAAAAACTTATGAAGATCCACAAGCCAATGATGATCCGGATTCCGAATTACCGTTCTAATTAAAATTAATAACATAGATGCCAACATTAAACGGCATCTATGTTATTTTAAGACAAAAAAAATATTATATGACAATCATAGAATCTATTGAAAGACAAAAAAATGAAAATACTCCTGTAACGGAAGACTTTCTTAAAAAGATGAATAAGAACACCTATTATTCCGGCAAAGAAATAAAGGTAGGTGATGATATTATTTTTGGATTTTTGGTAAGGCCAACCGACACCATACTTGGAAATGAAAATCCAACTTTTTCAACGGTATTAGAAAATCATGAACAGCAACTACAACAACTTGAGGTTATTTTAGTTAGTTTTAATTCTGAACAATTTAGAACGATATACGAAGAAGATAAAAAAATGGCAGCAAAAGCGGGACATTCTAAAATTCCCTTTATTAAATTAATTGAAAATGGCGATTAAAAAGAAAGAAATAAATTTAGATACAATTAAATCTAAATTTTCAACAAAAACAAAATATAAAGAAACGCAATTTTATAATTGCGGTGAGGCATTTTATGAGGCTTGTGGATTACCCGGACCGGTTATGGGGGGTATTAACATGATGTTGGGTCATAGCAACACATCAAAGACGACCGCAATGATATTGGCAGCTGCAGATGCACAAAGAAAAGGACATTTACCTGTGTTTATTATAACTGAAAAAAAATGGTCTTGGGAACATGCGGTAGAGCTAGGATTAGAAGCAGAACAAAATGAAAATGGCGAATGGGATGGTAATTTTATCTTTAATGATAGTTTTGAAACCATAGAACAAGCAACCGATTTTATGAATAGCATTTTAGACGCTCAAGAAAAGGGGGAACTACCTTATGATTTACCATTTTTCTTTGATAGCATTGGGAGCATACCTTGTCAGATGACTTTTGAGGGTAAGGGCGGTTCCATGCATAATGCTAGAGTATTGTCAGAAAAAATAGGGATGGGACTACATTCAAGAATTACAAAATCAAAAAAAGAAGATTATCCTTATTACAACACATTAGTCGTTATAGTGCAGCCTTGGGTTGAATTACCGGACTCTCCTTTTGGACAACCCTCAATTAAACCTAAAGGGGGGGAGGCATTATATTTAGCATCATCTTTAGTATTTTTATTTGGCAATCAAAAAAATGCGGGGGTTAATCACATAACGGCCACTAAAAATGGAAGGACCGTATCATATGCTGTTAGAACTAGAGTTTCAATATTAAAAAACCACGTAAATGGTATTGCTTATAAGGACTCTAAAATTATTGCAGTTCCGCAAGGATATATTGCAGATACAAAAGAGGCGATAGATAAATATAAGAAAGAATATTCTAGTTATTGGAATGCAATTTTGAGTGGTACTGGTGAAATCGCATTAGATGAGTATAATGAAGACGAGGTTAGTGAATAAAAAATTATATAAATAATCATTTAATAAAAACCCCTCCAATAGAGGGGTTTTTTCGTTTGACATATAACATATTAATTCCTATTCTTATACAGAAACAAATTTTATCACAAGTAAATTAAATTGGTTTGACCAAAACATTACTGATTGACTCTAATAATTTATACATGATCGGTTATCATGGCGTTAGAGATCTATTCTCGGAAGACAATCATATAGGCGGAATATTTCATTTTATTAATACCATCCGTAAGTTCTTGGAAGAACACAATTACGATAAAGTAATCGCATTTTGGGACAGCGAGAGCAATACTTCTATCAGGAAGAATTTATATCCGGCATACAAAACCAATAGAAAAAATGAAATGAATGAAACTCAACGGGAGTCTTATTTATATCAGAGAGCTAGAGTTAAACAATATCTTGAAGAGGTATTTGTAAGACAAGTTGAGGTTGCCGACAACGAGGCCGACGATTTAATTGCATATTATTGTAAGGTTGCTGTTAATGAGAATATAACAATATTCTCATCTGACAAAGATCTAACCCAACTTATTTCAGAGCGAGTTACTATCTATTCACCAAGCTCCAAACTATATTATAAATTTGGCGATAAAATCTCTATCAATAAGGTTGAAATTCCCCACCAAAATGTTTTAATATGTAAAATATTCGCCGGAGATAAATCTGACAATATTGAAGGTATTGAGGGATTGGGTGAAAAAACCTTAATAAAATATTTTCCACAATTGATTGAAAAATCATGCACTATTGAGGAATTATTAGATACTGCACGAAATATCCCACAAACAAAACCAATAAAAACTTTGTCAAATATTTTGACAGGAAAGACTAAAAGCGGTATAATTGGTGAAGAGTTTTATCGCATCAATAAATTGATTGTTGATTTAACTAACCCCCTGATTACCGATGAAGCTAAAGAGCTCGTAGAACAAGTTTATACCGACACCATTGACCCAACCGATAGAGGATATAAGAATTTAATGAGAATGATGTTGCAGGATGGTTTATTCAAATACTTACCCAAAAATGATGAAGCGTGGGTTAATTTTTTAAGGCCATTCATGAAACTAACAAGAAAGGAAAAAAGAAAATTGTAATAAAATATTAATTAACAAAACAATAAAAAATGAAAGAACAGGACAGCACAAAGATGGAATTTTTATTGACCCTTAACGATAATATCGTGGTTCAAAGATTTTTCAATGTTAGAGGCTACAATGCGAGAGCAAAAAACTCGATGGAATTGTATGAGTATATGAAAGCCTTAAAAGAAGATCTTCAGTATTCTTTGAAGATGAAAACAGTAGTTTATATGTTGGATAACAGAGATGCTATCACATACGATCCGACAATCATGGAGACATCATTTACTGATGGTCCGGAAGACTTTAACGTTTATGTTAGAGTTGGCGACAAGACAATTTGTCATAGACAATTTGATGGAAAAATGTTCCCGCCAAAAGTTCGCTATACAGTTGATGTAAGACCATTTATCAAAAACATATTGAGAGATCTTACTGACATTTTTTCAGAAACTGATTTAAGCTATGATTATTTAGAATTTGATTTGAGTAAGTAAGTATTTAATTAAAAGAGGGGAACAACAATTATTATGAATAAGAATTTTGATTATTTAGGGAACACATTTCAAATACAACTACTAAACCAAATTATCGTAGATAAGGACTTCTCTAACTCCATTATGGATGTTATTGAGAGCAATTACTTTGACAACAAATACTTCAAAATCATATTACAAATGATTAAAGAGTATTATGCCAAATATGAATCAACTCCAAACTTTGAAACTCTCGAGCAAATTGTTAAATCGGAAATCTCACAAGAATTGGTTGCAAAGATTGTTTTAGATACATTAAAGCAAGTTAAAGATGCTCCGTTTGAAGGAACCGTATTCGTCCAAGAAAAAGCGTTAAAGTTTTGTAAGCAACAAGAATTACAAAAGGCCATGGACAAGTCACAAAAGATCATCACCGAAGGTGATTTTGAGTCTTATGACAAGGTTGAAGGATTAATCAGAGAGGCATTACAAGTTGGCGAAAGAGACACCGGCCAAACGGATATATTTGCAAATTTGGATACAGTTCTTGATGAAGATTATAGACACCCCATTCCAATGGGGATTACCGGAATTGATAACTTATTGAAAGGTGGATTAGCTAAAGGTGAGATCGGAGTTATTCTTGCTCCGACCGGAGTAGGTAAAGCACAGCCATTATCTGAACCAATTTTAACACCAAACGGATGGGTAACAATTGGTGAAATAAAAGCGGGTGATAGAGTTATTGGTAGCGATGGAAAAGAACAATATGTGTTAGGTGTTTATCCGCAGGGAGTTAGACCAATCTACAAGGTTGAATTTACAGATGGAACTTTTGTAAATTGCGATAAAGAACATCTTTGGAGCGTGAATACCCTAAACATGAGAACGGCAAAAACTAGGGTTAATTATGTTAGTGTTTATAGACCAAAATTTGGATATAAAGTTGTAAAGACTTCCGATATGATGAACGACATCAAAAAAAGAGGAAGATACAATTATAGAATACCGGTCACAGCACCAGTTAATTTTGAAAAACAAGATGTATTAATAGACCCTTATCTTTTAGGTTTATTATTAGGCGATGGAAGTATTTGCGATAGTGGTGTAAAAATATCCACCAAAGATGATGAGTTATTTGATAATATTAAAGGTTTAAATGAACACTGTTCGTATAAGGAATATACTAGAACTAATCTTAAAACAATTAATGTAATCAACTTAAAAACCGGAATAAAGCAAAGATTGGAGACTTATAAATTATTAAATAAAAAATCTAATGACAAGTTTATTCCTCACGAATATTTATATAATTCGTTGGATGTTAGAATTGCTTTATTACAAGGATTAATGGACACCGATGGTTATATCAGTAAAAACGGCACTGTTCAATACTCAACAATTTCCAAGCAATTATCTGAAGACATTCGTGAATTAGTGCTTTCTTTGGGTGGAACAGTTAGTATTAACACAAAAACGCCAAAATACACATATAATGGAGAGAAAAAAGACGGTCAGTTGGCTTATACTGTAACAATATCGTTTGCGAATGAAATAGTTCCATTTAAACTAACGAGAAAAATTAGTAGATA